GGAATACGTCCCGGAAAGCCAAAAACACAATCCCAAAGCAATACCGCCGTTTCATTTTTTCCGGGGGAATGTATCGGCGTTAGAAATTTTGGAAATGAGTAAAACGTTTATCGACATCGTTAAGGATGAACGAACCGAACACACACAATTAACGCTATTTGGGTTTGATTTAGATGTTTCAAACGGTTGTTCGGAAAGTTGCGAGGCTTTTTAATATGGCACGATTAAACATTGATAGACAACTATTAAAACAGATACGACAAATGGCAATAATAAAAAGGAAATGCGATAATTGCGGCAAAGAGTACAACGCCGATACCCGCAATTTGCGCCGGGGTTGGGGGCGTTGTTGTTGTAAGAGTTGCGCCGCCCAATTGAGGGAAAAGAGAAAGCCGGGATATAATCCGAAACGGGTTGCAATAAATAACGTCCGGCGTCAATGTTGGACGGATTTCCCGGAAACGGAACGTTACCCGTTGAGTTATGACGGGGCGGATTTCGACCAATGGGGGGATTGTGAATTTGGAATACATGATTAAAAGAGAAACCCCGACGCAATGAAGTAATGCCGGGGGTTGATACAGGCAAACCAAATATACATAAAGAAATGAAGATAAAAGAGAGCGATTTATTAAAACAATTGGCGACCGATAGCGGGAAAACAGCCAAACAAGTTTCCGAAATTGTCCTTTCGGAATTACTCAAAAACAAAATTATTGAGGACGACCCGGCCAATTGGGGCGTTTCCGTTTCCGATGCAATAAACGAAGATGTAACCGAGGAACAAACCGCCAATTGTTATGCGGCGATTTCCGAGGCGTTGGGCGTGTGTCTGAAACGGGTATATTTCATTGTCCCGGATTTGGATTTGATGGGTAATGAAGATTGTCCGGAGTGCGGCGGCGAAATGGAAGTTACCGACGGAGAGTATAAACAGACCGGAGGCGATGGATATTTAACCCCGCCGGAATATACCGCAATTTGGGAGGAAAAAACGTGTACGCATTGCGGACACAAAGAGAGCAACGAACTGAGTTATTAACATAAAAAGAGTAAAGAAATGGCAGAAATGACGAAATTAAGAGTAAACGAGGCAATCGCACGGGCGCAAACCGCCGGGGTTAAGGTCTATAAAAAAGAGGTTGCCGCCCGTTTATGGGAGGGACGCACCGAAAGCGCACAACAAGTTAACATGACTAACTTGTGTAAAGGTAGAACCAAACAGATACGACCGGAATGGGTTGTTATCATTTGCGAAATGTGTAATTGCACCCCTAATTATTTGTTTGGCTATGAAAAATAACGGGTTACAATGGTTTGAACGCATGGCGGACGTTATGCTTTCCGATAGGTTCCAATCGAAAGCGATTATTGCGACGTTTGGAACGTTGGGCGTTGTTTGTCTGATTGGCGCATTGTGGAACCCGTGGCAATTGATGTTTGCGGGTATGTGTGCCGCAATGGTATTATTTGGATTTTCTGAATTAAAAAAAGATTAGAAAATGAGAGCGAACAAAAAGAAACCGGAAAACCCGGTACAAAAGACGGTTGAAAGTTTGGGAGCCGTTCCCGCCGACCAATTCTTGGAAATTACCGAGGAACAACAACAAATAATTCCACCGTTTGAAGCGGTCGAGGTTGAGCAACCAACCGGAATATTTGAGATATTGCCGGGCATGACGGTCGAGGAAATGACGGCAATGTTTTTTGATGAAAAAACGTTGATTGAACCCCCGTATAAGGTTTGGCAATTGAATAGTAAGGGACACCGCTATTATTATCGATATGACGACAACGGGAACCCGGAGTTTTTCCCGTCGGTTACAACGATATTGTCCCAAACGTTACCCAAAGCCCCGCACTTAATACAATGGATTGCCAACAAGGGCATTGAGGAAGCGGAACGATACAAAGGCGAACGGGCGGCGTATGGTGCGTTTATGCACGCCGCATTTGAGGAATTATTAATTAACCGGGCTTATGATTTGGACGGGTTAAAAGGCAAACTAAAAGAATATATTGAGGCTTACCGATTGCCGGACGATTTTATATATTATGCCGACGATTTGAAAAAGGACGTATTGGCGTTTGCTCAATTCGTATTAGATTACGACGTGCGCCCGTTGGCGGTTGAAATTGCTTTAGTGCATCCATATTACAATTATGCCGGAATGATTGATTGCCCGTGTACCATGTTGGCAAAGATAGGCGGCGACGAACGTATTAACGCAATCGTCGATTTTAAGAGCGGGCGCAAAGGTTTTTACGAGGAAAGCGAGATCCAATTAGGAATGTACCGGGATATGTGGAACGTCAATTTTGAGAAATGCCCCGTTACTCGCATTTTCAATTTCAGCCCGAAAGATTGGCGCAAAAAACCGTCGTACAATCTGAAAGAGCAAACCGAAAGCCCCAATATACGCAAAATTCCCTATCTGTTGGAGATTGCCGCAATTGAGGACGAAAAGCGGGATAATACGTTTACGTCGGTTAATGGTATGGTTTTATTGGATAATGCACCTGATTTGACGCAAAACGTAATATCCTTGTCGTTGGCTGAATTGATTAAAACGAAAGCCCCAAAGGAGGCAACCCCGGACGAAAACACGGACGCCGCCGAGAAAGTCAAGGCGGACGCACCGGAACCGGAAAAGGAGCCAAAGAAAACAACCATTGTTAAACGTGCGCCCAAAAAGGCAAATGAGGCGGAAAAGAAAGCCACCACGGGCAAAACGACCGCAAAGCGGGGTAATACCACGGAAAAGAAAGTAAAGCCCGCAAACGGGCCTAAAAAGCCCAGAAATGAGATCAGAGAAAAGATGTTGAACGACGACCCCGAAATTTGATTGAGTATGAAAGGAAGAATAAAACGACCTGAGGCGCAACAATCCCGTTTAATATTGCCACGTGTCGGTCAAATAAAAATCGGTATGAAAAACGCAAACGGTTATCCGCAAAGCGTTGATTACTTCATACCGACTGGGAAGTATGCCGGGTTATTTACGCAAGCATACGGCGAAAAGCCGCAAACAATACAAATTGTTTTCCCGGACGACGACCCGGCAAAAGTATGTAACGAGCGTTACGAATACCGGGACGACGGCGGGCGATTGATTGCAGCGGGCGATGGCGACACTTTCCAAGTGTGGGATGGAAAGAAATACGAAACATTGACAGCGGACAAATACCCAAACTTAATGCAATCGATAACGAAGCGTTACCCGAACAAAAAGAACCGCCAACCCGATTGCGACGGTTGGGAGGTTACATTAACGCTAAACTTTATTGTTCCGTTGGTTCGTGGGGTTGCCGGGGTTTGGCAATTCGCCACAAAAGGCATGGCGTCCACAATTCCGCAAATTCGGGAAACGTTTGACGGTATGTTAGCGGAACGGGGATTTTGCAAAGGCATTATATTTGATTTGAATGTACAATTTGCCATGACCCAAAAACCGGGCGACCGTTCTCGCTATCCGGTCGTTACGATTGTTCCCAACGAAAGCGAGGGAAATTTGTTCAAGGTAAAAGAAGCATTTAAGCCCGTGAATTTGGTGGAACAAAAATAAAGTATTATATTTGTGGCGTAAAACAATCGACCGTTACCGATTGAAAGACATTTGCTAATTAGCTACAAAGCCCTTTTTAGATGTGTAACGGCTCTAATTGGGGCTTTCTTTTTTATCTATTATGAAATACATCGAGTATTTACAAAAAGGGTACGCAAAGTTAGATTTTAACATTGTACCAAGACAATTGCACGTTTATTGGTTGTGCAATGATGTTTCAAATGACATTTTGAGGGTAGGAATAACAAAGAACCCGTATTTGATAGCGGCAAAGATACCCGATAAAACACATTTAATTCTTTTCAAAGTTGACGACAGAGAAGAAGCCGAAATATTGGCTAATAGCATGATTTCGGATATTAGCCCGGACGGGCAAAGATTGTTTAATGTTTATACATTTGGGCAAGCAATTTACCGATTGCGTGAGGTTTGCAATAATTATGATTTTGAAAGTATTATACAAGCATATAATGAGGCAAACGGGGTAAATCAAAAACTATTTTCATATCAAGGAAAAAAATGGATATGTAAAAACGTTATTGATGATTATTTTTCAATGGTTGAATATTTAAAAAGCAAAGAAAATGAAAGAAAATAACTACATAACAATTCCCGGTTTTTTACGTACCCGTTTAGATTTGAAAGGTAGTGAGTTGATAATAACGGCCCTTATTTATGGGTATTCGCAGGATGGAAATTCGTGGTTTATGGGAAAGACCGAATATATTGCAGAATGGACGGGAATTACTGATAAAAACGTTTTGCGCAGTCTTAAAAGTCTGGCAGAAAAAGGAATTTTGGAAAAGAAAGAAGTGTTTGTCAATAACAAAGCGAAAAGATGTTATTATAGATTCAACTTTGAATGTGTTGAGTCACAAAACGGCACCGTAGCCGGGTGCCAAAACAGCACCGTAGCCGGGTGCCAAAACAGCACCGTAGCCGGGTGCCAAAACAGCACCGTAGCCGGGTGCCAAAACAGCACCGTAAATAATAATATATATAATAATATATATAATGATAATATAAAACCCGAAAATGAATTTTCGGTTTTTTTCGACGAAAGCCAACAATCAAATACGCCTCAAAAATTAAGAGGTACAACAGAACCCCGGAAGTGTTTATTTGCCAATAGCAGATTTGCAAAGTTTGATGACTTTGAAAGATGCTTTGACAAACCGGAATTTGAACAGATTGATATTTTATATTATTACCATTCAGTCGCCGATTGGAGCGCAAGCAAAGGCATGATGCAAAAAGATTGGATCGCGCAAACACGTAATTTCATACGCGGCGATAAGGAAAAAGGAAAATTACATTTGAAACCCGAATACAAAGCCCCAACGCAAAAATTAAACGTTGCCGGGGCAATAGAGTATTTAAAAGACGATTATTAAAATGGAAACATTACCCGAAAAGACAAACAGATTGCCCCAAACGTTGTCCGGCGAACGACAATCCGCCGCCGTTTTGCTTTATGGCGGAACGGCAAAAGCAATTGACGTTCGCCGGGCGATGGTTGAGTTACCAGAGGTTGCCAAAGCATTAACCCCGGTTGAAAAGTATATTCTCATGGCGTCCACAAAAAAACAGATTGCCGAGATTGACGACGAAACGTTGATTGCCAAAACCAGGCAAATGTTCCGGTTTATCGCAATGGACGTGGGTTTTGTCATTCCCACAAAAAACCGGGACGATTGGACGTATATTTGTACCCGGTTGTTAGATTTGCTCAAACGCTATTATTCGCAATTAACATTGTCGGAGGTTAAATTAGCGTTTGAATTGCTGATTACCGGGAAATTGGACGACTATTTACCAAAGGATAGGGACGGGAAC